ACATGCATGTACTGTTTGTACACCTGTGCAGTTAGAACACGAGTTGTGTTGTCATCAGCATTGGTGATGTCTTGGAAACGGCCATAAGAGACCACGTTTCCTGTGCCGTTTGACGCATCGGAGCCGAATACTTCGACCTCGAATGCAGTCACACCAGCGGCGACAGTTCCAACCACTAATTCAACATTTACCATGCAAGGACGGTCAACTTGGATGGACGATCCAGCAGTAGTTGTATCTGCTGAAATGTTTCCTTGAGCCAAGATGACTGTACTTGCTACTTTTGCGTCCCGGATCGTTGTGCCCGGTCCTACTGTGCGTGTTGCTTGTGCCATACGTCAGCCTCCTTAAGCGTTCGTTATGCCGTGGACACGACAAACAGAGAAGCTGTTAGCAATGACGATGCCGGGGTATACCTCAACTCGTCCGAGGTGACCCGGAGCAGCTTCAGTTTCACCAAAGTCTTTGACATCGAAAGAGCCACCAAGACCCAGAATGCCGTACACGTTTTCATCAGTCCCGAAGGAGATGGCGTATATGGAGCTGGTCACACTTGACGAACCTTGAGTTTCATCGAAGTCAAGAATGGCTGAGCCGCTCTTGTCATCACCGATGATTCTCACTGGGGTGCCGTTGTAAATGTTGACCTGACGGCCAAACACGTCGGTGCCCACATCAACTAGTGAGAAGTTGCCAGCTCGAGCAAGACTATTGATCTTGCGACGAAGTGTACGGTTCATCAAAAGTGCGTCAGGTGCGGACTGTCCACGAAGGGAGTCAAACCCCTGATCAAGCATGTCGAGTGTAAGTGCAGCACCGTTAGTGCCAGCTTCAACTTTCTGACCAAGACCTTCGTCGATTAGAGCGTTGATGCCCTTGAAATCTTTCGAAGTGCCAGTGCCATCGAAGAAGCTTGCGTCGAATGTGCGAGACATTGCTTTAGCGAACTTCGAGTACTGACGTGCCTTAGCTGAAATTTGGTCAGCTTGTACACGAACGATGTAGTTGTCTATGAAGACCTCTCCACCCAGAATTGCACAACCGAAGAAACGCTCAGTGTCTGTACCCATTGTGCGGGTATATGACTCGTTTACGTCACGGAAGGCAGGATCTGGCAGGGTGTCCTCAACTGTCACCTTGAGAGCGTTGCCAGTAATAGATGTGAACGGCAGCATCTCCATGATTGGAGATTCTTGGATGAGGGTAGTAACTACGCCTCGACCAAGGGTCGTTGATCCATACTTAGCAGCTTCAAGGAGACTAAGAGAGCCTGCGGCCATTAGTTATTTCTCCTTATAGGAATAATCGGATGTAGGAGCTGGTTATCCGGTACCTCGAAGAGCTGCATCAATCGCATCGAGCCCCATCAAGTTCTGAGTGTTGTTAGCCGGGGTGGATACACCACCCACCGCTGCAACTTCTCGAGCCCTTGAATGAGCTGCGGTGTCTTGAGCTTCTGGAGCGAGGAAGTCATTGACTGCCCGTTCCAATTCATCGCCTTCGAGGCCACGTTTGGCCAGCATGTCCTTTGCGAGGTCGGCCTGCATAGCTTGACGCTCTCCTTGGAGAGCTTCAGCTTTTTCAGCCATTTCGCTCAGACTGACTCCCGTAAGATCCTCTGGTTTAACTAGGCCATATCCCTGTTCCGATATCAGCTCTTTGGCTTTAAGGCCGGATAACTCGCTAGTTAATTCCTGATTCTCTTTAAGAGTCGACTCCAGCTTTTGCCGGAGGGTCGACCCACTTTCCTCTTCGAATGATTCGTCGAGTTCCATGTGTCTCCTACGCCCAGATCACCTACGCCCACAGGCACTGGGGACACCTGCGAGGAACGGTCTACCCACCACCCAAATGATGTGTACTAAGTAGCCGCTTGGCGGCCTCTTTGGGTGATTCTTCGACCTTCAGCAGTGGCTCTAAACCCGCCTGTAGCTTGACCTAACGCCTCTTCAGCTGCAGCTGCATACCGAATTTCGTTGCCTTGACCCAGCATTTGGGTTTCGAAGGCTTCCTGAACACCCATTTGAGTCCGACCAGCTCGCTGCAACATGCCCGTAATCGCTGGAGATTGCTGTTGAAGACCAGCATAAGCACCACGCAGTTTCGAACTATCGATACCAGCATTCACAAACTCTTGAAGTCGAGCTGTAGTTGGCATAGCGAAACCAGCATCTGTTGCCGCTGATCCCATCACAGCATACGAATAAGCCCTAGTGACTTGTTCCAAAGACAAGGACCCGCCATTACTCATAGCCAAAGCCCCCATTAGCTCTTGGCCAAACTGTGGGTCCATAGCCAAAATCTTGTTTGCCTCCGCTTGAGTAACGGAACCATCTTTGACAGCTGCTTCCATTTCGGCAACCACCTGAGTAGTTGCCACTTCTCGAGCCCGCTCAACATAGGTTTCCCAGCTGACAGGAGCGTTAGCTACAGCTGCGTCGTAATCTCGCATCAGCTCGTCAGCTCGATCTAGTGAAGTGACAGCTTCAAAGAGGTCATCAACACCGACACGCATTCCTGCATGAACATAGAACGCATCCCGCAAGCCTTGAGATCCGGTCTCTAACGCTCGATAAGTTTGAAGTCTGCCTTCCAGCTCGTTGGAATCAATACCTGCTTCGAAGACACCCGCAACAGTCGCAGGCCCATCAGTGGCCGGATCCCACATCCCGAAGTCCATTAATACGTTTGTGACATCTCGTCGAGCTTGCAAGAAAGCTGCTTCGTCTCTGAACCGTCGACGACCATTGGAGTCAACGAAACCCTGCATCTCTCTCTTGTATCCCTCAGACTTACGGATCTCCGCATATATCTCATCACTCCCCGAACCTTTTTTGACTAGGTCAACTATGAGAGTCCCTAACCCAAGGTCCGACGCCCACGGGTACATGGCCATGATCGATGCAGTGGTTTGCCCGGACCATGGCTTCTTACCGTCGTCCTTTCCCTTGTTCGGGTCTACTGGGGGGACGACACTGGTCGGAGGCGTCAATATGCCCAAGTTCGAGTTGGCTTCGATAATGGCTTCTCGTTTACCTAAGTAATCATCTAACGCTGCCTGACTGACATTTCCCCACGCACCGTCAACACCATCACCCAACGGCCCAAACGAACCAAGGTTGTATCCCTGATCGACAAGCATCTGTTGGAGTTCTTCGACAGATGCGTCGCCAACACCAAACCCAGTTCCGTACTCAAACCCTTCCAACTCATCAGGTACCACCTGTAAGCCTTCAATGTTTGTTGCTCGAGTAGCCCCAAACAAAGTGCTCGCAGTGTTATCAACTTGGATAGTGCCGGTCTTAGGGTCACGGACCACAGTTCCGCCACGGTAAGGATCGTCAGGGTTATTGGAACCGGAATCAACTGACTTAATTTGGCCTACCTCAAGAGCGGAATCGTAGCCTTCTTGCCCGGGGAACACCTGAACCCAACTGTTGTCTTCATTAACTATTACTTTTGCCATTTAGTTAAATCCCAACGTTTGACCGACACTGCTCAAAGAGCTGAACAGATCTCTTCTATACCCGTCCGTTTCCTCATAACGCCCATCCGACCTCAGCATGTCTTCCCATGCAGCCAAAGTCGGAGCTTCAGCTCCACCTAGAAACCTCCGCATCATCGGATCGTTGTATGCAGGCTGAGGCAACTCGAGAATGTTCATCAACGCAGTTGCATACGGAGACGAATAAGTTGAATAGTCCGTTCCTTTAGGCATATGGGGATACAAAGACTCAGCTTCCAGCTGAGCTTGCTGTTCCAAGTCCTCGAGACTTGTTGCGTTCATATACAAGTCGTCACCCATCTTCAACAAGTTCTCTTTCGAAGTGTCGAGGCCATAACGCTCCCGAAGAGACCGAGCCTCACCTCGTTTAGTTGCCCTTGAAACTGCGGGAGCCCCTGCTTCACGTTCCAACTGCTCCAACGACCTCATGAAAGGACTAGTTGCATCCTTACGAGCTGAAGGAAGAATCAACGATTCGATAGCTGCCATCTGGCTGTTGGCTCCAGACGCAACATTCATAGCCCACTTATCGAAACCTGCAGGAACATCCGGGGACGCTGCCAGCTCCGACTGAGTAATGATTCCGTCGTTATCGACATC